CGAAGGGGCGACCAGTGGCACCAAGCGTCGGAGCGCGGCGCTCGAAAACGATCCGGAAGCGGAAGACGTGACGGCCGAGGACGGCTATGTGCCTCCCCAGGCGGCCCGTGAGGAAGCCCGGCGCGGCCTTGAGTGGCGGCGCGAGTACGGCCGTGGCGGCACCGAGGTCGGTGTGGCCCGCGCTCGCGACATCGCGAACGGCCGCGCCCTCTCGCTCGACACGATCGGCCGGATGGTTTCGTACTTCGCCCGCCACGAGATCGACAAGAAGGGCAAGGGCTGGGCGCCGGGCACCGAGGGGTATCCCTCTGCCGGAAGAATTGCGTGGAGTTTGTGGGGCGGAGATTCCGGCCGCCGGTTCGCTGAATCGGTGTGGCGTCGAGCCAAGGCCAATTGGCAGTCCGAGGACGTTCACGAGGAGGCGCAGCCGTGAAGCAGAAGAACCGCCCCGCCAGCAGCAAGATCAAGGCGTCTCGCGAGCCGGTCGCTCCGAAGATCGTGGCGATGGATGCCGAGTTCGCGCTGAAGGCCGCGGCCGGCGAGGAAACCACGCCGACCTTCGAGTTGGTCGCCTACACGGGCCGGGCCATCCGGCAGTCGTGGAGCCGCAACCCGCTGGTGGTTGACCTGGCCGGCATGGACACGGCCCGGCAGAGCATCCCGATCCTGTGGGGGCACGATTCGAGCATCGACAGCGTGCTCGGTCAGTCGCAGGCCATCACGAACGACGGCCAGCAGCTCGTGCTCTCCGGCGAACTGATCGGGGAAGGTGACACCGCCCAGAAGGTGCTGGCGCTCGCCCGCCGTGGCATGAAGTTCCAGGCAAGCATCGGGGCCGACGCCGGCCGAATCGAGTCTTACGGGCCTGGGGACATCGTGGCCGTGAACGGCCGTGAGTTCTCGGGGCCGATTTCCGTTGTTCGGGGCTCCGCTCTCCGCGAAGTCTCGATCGTCTTGATGGGTGCCGACGCCCAAACATCGGCCGCGATCGCTGCGGAAGCGACTGAGGATTTCGCCATGGCGCATGACGCCACGAACGAGACGCCCGCCGTGGAGGCCGTGTTGGCCCCCTCGACGGAAGCCCCGGCGATCGTCGCCGTGGAAGCCCCCCAGGCCGCCGACCCCGCCATCGAGGCGACGATCGCCGGACTCAAGAAGGAGATCGAGGACATGAAGCTCCAGGCCCATCGTGCGGCCCGTGGCCCGGCGATTCACGTCGCCGCCGAGTCGGTGGACGGCGAGAAGGTGGTCGAGGCGGCCCTGTGCCTCCAGGCCGGCCTCCCCGCCGTCGAGAAGCACTTCGATGAGCGGACGCTGGAAGCGGCCCACAAGGCCAAGAAGTCCACGTCGCTCGGCGAGGTGCTCGTTCGTGCCGCCAAGGCCAATGGCTACACGGGATCGGAGCGGATTTCGACCGGCACCCTCCAGCCGATCCTGATGGCTGCGTTTGCCACGCACACCATCAGCAACTTGCTGGAGGCGGCGGTCAACAAGTTCCTCCTGTCGGGCTTCAACGCGGTCGAACAGGTCTGGCAGCAGATTTCGGCCGTGCGGAGCGTGAGCGACTTCAAGGCGGTGAATATGTACCGCCTCAACGGGTCGTTCAAGTTCGCGAAGGTCGGCAACGCGGGTGAGCTCAAGGTGGCGGCCGGTTCCGATAGCAAGCGGAGCCTGTCGGCCGAAACCTACGGCATCACCACGCAGCTGACCCGGCAGGACATCATCAACGATGACCTGAACGCGCTGAGTCTGATCCCGCAGCGGATCGGTCGCGGCGCGGCCCTGTCGCTGAACGAGGTGATTTGGGGCGAGTTCCTGTCCAGCAATAGCAGCTACTACCAGGCTGCGACCGCTGGCTCGGGCAATGCCCTGAGTTTCTCCAGCCTGTCGGCCGCCACTACGGCGTTCCGCAAGCTCAGTGATCCCGATGGCAACCCGCTCGGCATTACGCCGCGCGTGCTGCTCGTTCCGCCGGAGCTCGAACTGACCGCGGCCCAGCTGATGACGCAATCGCTGCTCATCGCCTCGGGTCTGGCAAGCACGAGCTCGAAGACCGTCGAGCCCTCGGCCAACGTCCTGGCCGGTCGGTATCGCGTCGTGACCAGCAACTACCTCACGTCGGCCTCGACGTGGTGGTTGATGGCCGACGCCGCCGACCTCAACGCCCTGGACGTGGTGTTCCTCAACGGGCAGCAGGTTCCGACGATCGAGCAGGTGCAGGCCGACTACCAGCTCCTCGGCGTGGCAATGCGGGGGTACATGGATTTCGGCGTGACCAAGGCCGAAAGCCTGTCCTGCTACCGCATGGCGACGGCCTGACCCTGACGTGGCATCGACGCTGGCGGGCGGGAGCCCATCCCGCCCGCCAGCATGACGCAGCAACCAACTTCCAGAACCCAAGAACCAGAACCAGAAAGGTAGGTGATTCGTGGCGAGTCTTCATCAGCACGGGCACACGCTCGACTACACGCCCTCGTCCGCGGTTGCGGCCGGCGACGTGGTGGTGCTCAACGACCTCGTGACCGTGGCCGACCGGGCGATCCCGGCGAACACGCTCGGGGCCGTGGCGGTCGAGGGGGTCTACACGCTCCCCAAGGCGTCGGGCGCGATCGGGCAGGGTGCCATCGTCTACTGGGACAGCACCAACTCGAACGTGACCACCACCGCGACGGGCAACAAGCGGGCCGGCAAGGCGGCCTACGCCGCCGCGTCGGCCGACACGACCGTCAAGGTGCTGCTCAACATCGGTTGAGCGGCTGACCGGCATGGGGGCCGGGCGGCGCCTTGCGGGCAAGTGCTCGACAGGCCCGCCCGGCCCACGGTGGCGAGGGTATTTCGATGGCCGACATCATGGCTACTGCCGCATCGTGGTTTGAGAGCCAGCGGCAGGCGCACCTGACCGTGCCGGTCGAGTACCGGATCGCCGGGGCCGGCCATCCGATCGAGTGTCGGGCGACCGTCGCCATCGGGCGGTGGGAGGGCGTCAACTCGGCCGGCCAGGTCGTGCGGATGGAGACTCGGGATTTCATCATCGCGGACAACGAACTGCGACACACGCCAGTGCGGGGAGACACGATCACGCTGAAGGAGGGGCCGGTCGAGGCGGTCTGCAAGGTCGTGATCCCTGACGGCACCGACCAGGCATGGCGGTGGAGTGATCGGTCGCACACGGTACGACGCATTCACACTATGGAAACGGCACGGTACGAACATGGCTGACTACTCGCAGCTTCCGGGCACGCTCAACCTGTGGCTGGTTCGCGGCGACGAGATGCCGATTTCGGCCACGTTCAACGTAGACCTGACCGGCTACACACTGAGCGCCGCGATCTTCAATGAGAGCACCCAGGCGTCTGTGGCCGCGCCGACTATCAGTATGGTGACGGCGACCAGCGGCGGCGTCACGACGTCCACTGTGTCTTTCAACTGGACAGAAACCCAAACGACCAGCCTGTCGCTGACCACCCGCTACCGCTGGTATTTCCGGTGGGTGTCGCCCACTGGCGTGACTCGCACCGTCCTTTCCGGCCAGGTGCGGCCGTACAACCCCTGACCCTGCAACATCGAGGATGCCTGTGTCCAACCCCGTCACGGTCACTGTCAGCGAGTCCAATGCCCTGGCCGGCGCCAGCGTCACCGTCACTGTCACCAACGCGGCAGTGGCATCCGGTGCAGGCAAGACGATCGTGTCTTCCGGCGGGATTGCCGATCTCACGAGCATTCAGCAGGGCGAGGTCGGGCAAGGCACAATCGTCGTAACGACTGACGGCTATCGGTACGTCTACTCTGGTGCCGGCTCTAAGACCGACCCCGCCAGCTACGTCATCTTGGCGGACATTACGCCGGATTGGTCATCGCTCTCTGGGAAGCCCTCCACGTTCGCCCCTTCGGCCCACGCGGCCGCGCACGGATCGGGAGGCGCGGATGCCGTCACGCTGGCCGTCAGCCAAGTAACCGGACTCCAGGCGGCCCTCGACGGCAAGCAAGAGTCAGGGTCTTATGCCGCTGCAAGCCACGACCACGCGGTCGCGGACGTTACGGGTCTTCAAGACGCATTGGACGGAAAGCAGGCCAGCGGCTCCTATGCGGATGCGAGCCACGCCCATGCGATCAGCGACGTCACCGGATTGCAGACCGCCCTCGACGGAAAGCAAGCCAGTGGTTCGTATGCTGCGGCGAGCCATACGCATTCGATCGGCGACGTCACAAACTTGCAGACGAGTCTCGATGGCAAGGTTTCGTCGGCCCCGCACTGGACGAGCGGCCACACCAGCGCGAATGGAACGCAATACAACATTGGCGACTTGGTGTATTACAGCGGAAACATTTATCGCGCCATAGCAACCAACGACAGCATCGTTGTTGGAGATACGTCGTACTGGGCTCTCGTCGGCCCGGGCTATTCAATCAACATCGCTGGCGCGGATATTGCAGGTCTGCCTTCTGAACTTCCATCAACCGCAAGCGATGGCGACGTTCTGACCTATGACACAGGCACTTCATCGTGGGTTGCGGCTGCGCCTTCTGGCGGCGGCGGCTCATTTCCATCAACCTCGCTTGACGGGGCTCTGGCCGTCTATTCATCGAGCCTGTCCGCATGGACTACATCTGATGACGCTATGAATCTCGGCAAGGTCGTGCTTCACCAGAATGATGCGAACACTCGCGTGATCGTGACCGACGCTCCGACTTATGGAGTGCTGGCGATTCGGCTGGAAGACGGCGGCGACATGAACAACAGCAACGCAATGGAAATCAGCACGGTCGGGCTAGTGTTTCCAGACAACTCCATTCAACAAACGGCTGGCATCGCTCAACCCGCAACGCCGAATGGTGGCGACGTCTTGACGTATGACTCGGGCGCAGGAACGTGGATCGCCCAAGCGCCAAGCGGAGGATTGCCGTCTGGAAATGCCGAAGGCGAGGTGCTGACTTGGAGCAGTGCAACAAGTTCGTGGTCTGCGCAGGGCATCCCCGCCCAAGTGCCGACCAGTGCCAGCACCAACGACATTCTCTCTTGGAACGGCTCATCGTGGGTTGCCGTCCTGCCGTCAACGCCCGGCCTGCCGTCTGGCTCGACGGGTCAATACCTGACCTATGACGGCACGAACTGGGTCGCTGGAAATAGCCCGCTACCAACTGGCCCAAACGAGTTCGACATTGTTCAGTGGAACGGCTCGTCGTGGACGAATGGCCGCGTCACGGTCGCCGATTGGAGCCAGTCCATTTCGTATCTCACGAACGATCTGGTCCATTCCAACGGCCAAATCTGGCGCGCGTCCCCAGGCGGTATGGGCTATACACCGTCAATCGAATCGACGTACTGGACGCCGCTTACGGCTGCCCCGGTCACGCCCCTGCCGTCTGGAAACAATGGCGACGTTCTGACCTACAACGCGACGAACTCAGCATGGGAGTCGCAGGCTCCCAGTGCCGTCTGGCCCGCCGCATACGGAGTAGTCGCAAGCCAAGAGTCGAACAGTGGCAGCGCGGCGATTTCAGCCAATCTCCAAACTGTCGTTGCAGGAAGCGCGACATACGAAGTTGAGGGCATGGCTATTTTTTACACCGACATCAACGCCAGCGGAGAATACATCGAGTTTGGCTTGCAACTGTCTGCCGGAACTTCCGACGGGGCTGTATACACGTCTTACGACTATCACTACGACGCATACAACGCCAAGATGATAACGGGTGTGATTACAGATCAGTCCACGACTGTTGGTGTCGGAGGGTTCGATTCTACGAACACAGGCAGCGCATATACAGTGCGATTCAAGGCTCTTGTGCTGACCGGAGCGATTTCATCGTCAACGCTCGGGGTCTACTTCGGCAGGAGCGGCTCGTCTGGGACAACGGTGGATTTGCAGTCCGGTTCATGGTTCGTGGTTCGCAGGATCGCGTGAGCGATCCAGTTGCCCGGCTTGAGTGCCTTTACCCAAATGCCAACCCTCAACGTCCAGCGTCTCGCCGGCACCGACCTGGCCGCGGCCCTGTCGGCACATACGTTCCCGGGCGCAATCCCGTCCGTGGCTGCGGAGTGGCGGCGGGTGCCGGACTATACGGCCGATGACCTGGGCGCGCTCAAGGTTTCGGTGACGCCGGGCACCATGGAAATCAACCAGCGGGATCAGCCGACGCGGGAAATGGATTTCTTCTACCCGTCGCTGGGGATCGTGATTGCCAAGAGTGTTGCGACCGACGCCGAGGTGGATGACCTAGACGAGCTGGTGCAGCACATCGTTGACGCGATCCGCAGCTACCACGTCGGCCTGGAGTCGTTCGACAACTCGACCGATTGGCTGGAGATTGCGGTGCCCGTGCCGTTCGACCGCGAGATGCTCAACGAGCGGAAGGTGTTCCTGGCCGAGATAAACGTCGTGTGGATGGTGGGCATCGAGAAGGTTGCGGCCCCGACCCCGACCCCGTGAGGTAAGGGCATGGGCATCTTCCTGCGGCGAGCCAGGCTGCTCCCCGGTCTGTCCGGCGGAATCCCAAAGATTCCGACCACGATCAACGTCAATATGTTTTTCGATCGCAAGTCGGTGCAGGACGCACTGACGGCGATGGAATACAAGGCGCTCACCAAATCCAGCCTTCTCGTGCGGCGCACGGCAGCGAAGTCGATTCGGAAGGTGGGCAGCGCGAAGCCACGACTGAAGGTGATGAAGGCCAACCCCGGCCTGTCGCTCCGGCAGATCGTAAAGATGCCGGGATTGCGTAAATCCACGCGGCAGGCGGTGGAAATGCGGATTCGAGAAATCCAGTTCCCCGAAGCCTCGCCGCCTGGCACGCCGCCCTTCACCCACGTCCCCAGCAGCCACATGCTCGGGTTCCGGCGGAATCTCTACAACGCATACGACCGCGGCACGCATTCGGCCGTTGTGGGGCCGTCCAAGAAGGGCAACGATTGGACGATCCCGATGCTGCACGAGTTCGGGGGCAAGAAAACCCTCGTTCAGTACGTTTGGCAACCCCGCTACCCGCGGTACACGAAGCCCATCGTTCGATGGTTCTCGGCTAACGAGACGCCAGGCTCGAACTGGATTCCAGCCGGCCAGCGGCAGACGTTCCGCTACCCGGCCCGTCCCTACATGAAGCCGGCGCTCGCCAAGTCGATGCCGAAGCTCGCCCAGATGTTCGAGGGGGCGTTTTCCGCCGGTCTCGTGCGCGGGCCGCAGTAGTCCGGCTGGTATACTGATGTATAGGTGCGACGAGGATCGCACGGCACCGCCACCTTGAGGCCGAAATGCCATCCACCTACTCACTCGGCAAGGACTACACGGTCGCCGGCCTTGCGGGCGTTTCGGAGCTGACCGTCACGAAGTCCGGCGAGCGGATCGACGTGACCACGCGGTGCGCCGGTAAGCCGATCAAGCAGACCGACACCGGGCTCGAAGACAAGACGTTCGAGTGCACGGTGCTGGCGACGGCCACGACCACCTTCGTCATTGGCAAGGGCTACACCGTCACGGTCAAGGACGAGTCGCTCGGAGAGCTCATCTGCATGACGGCAAACCGCGAGGAGCCGCAGGCCGGCGTCATCAACTTCAAGCTCACGCTCAAGCCGGGCGTCGAAAGCGAAACCGCCAACCAAATCACGATTGGCCCCGGTGACTACAGGTGAATATAGGAGCTGATGGATGCCGACCACGACATACAAGCTGGGCCGCGATGCCGTCACTGACCTTCCCGGCATGGCAAACTGCGACATAATCGACGTGACCGTCAACGTCTCGGCCGACCAGCTCGATGTGACCACCTACGGGGCCACGGCCCTCACGGAGCCGGTCTTCATGGCCGGCCTCGTAGATATTTCGATTGACGTGATGTGTACCGAAACCACCGCGGGCATTGGCGACCGGGGGACGTGCGGCGTGGCCGACATTCCAACTGCGTTCGACGCAATCGTGCTCGAAGTGAAGGAGTCGGCCAACCCGCAGGGTAAGGCCGAGTTCACTGTGACCTACGGCCTGGTTGAGACTGGTGCCGGCGCCTGAGGGTAGGTCGCCTCATGGCAAAGGTAAAGCTGGGCAAAGATCAAACGATCTCGATTGACGGCGAGGTGCTTGAAGGCACTCGCGAGGTCGATGTCTCTTTCGATCTCAAGACCACAGAGATCACGTCTTGGGATCATCAGTACGCATCGACGCTCGGCACTACGTTCGATGCCACGCTGAAGCTCGTGATCTACTGGAAGGAAGACTACGACGTGCTGCACCCCAAATTGACGGCGCATCCGCCAGCGCCGCTGGCGGTGAGTATCAGTAACGTCGGCACCATCTACTGCCTGCCAATGAGCGTGAGCATCACGCAGCCGATTGCCGGCGTGCTCGGCTGGGAAGCCACGCTCCGAATGCACTCCTATAACGTGGCATAAGGATTCTCCGATGCACTCGTTCGAGACGATAGACGGGACAAGGTGGTCGTTCGCGATCACCTACGGCACCGTCAAGACCGTGCTGGATGACACCGGCCTCAAATTGACCGACATTTTCTTTGACAGCTCGGTGTCGGCGGCCATCCTGGCCGACAACTTCAAGCTCATGGAAATCATGTTCTCGGCCTTGAAGCCGCAGGCCGCAGAGCTCGGCAAGTCGTTCGAGGACTTCCTGGCCGGCATGGATGACACGGTTCTGGCGAAAGCCGCCGACGCGCTGCTGGAGGCAATGACCGATTTTTTCCGCGAACCCCGCCGGACGATGGTTCGGCGGGTGCTGGAGGAGTTTCGGAGCGCGAACGAGCGGCTTATCAACGCCGGCACCCTCGCCGTGGAGAAGGAGATGGAGAGGATCGACTTCGACAGGCTAGTTGCCCAGACCCATACGAGCTCGGCTTCGAGCTCGCCGGCCAGTGCGGCGTAGAACCCTGGAACTTCACGCTCCGCGAACTGTATTGGATGTCGTGGGGCAAGAGTAACGAGCGATGGAATCACACCGCATCACTCCTGTGGATTCTGGCATCCATCCACAGCGATCCCGATTCCGCCAACAAGCCGCAGCTGGGGCACTATCACCCGTATCTGCCGGAGCCCAAGACGCCAGAAATGCCGCCGGCCATGCTGGCAAGCCTTCTGCAATCGCTGAAACGCCAGCCTCCCGCGGAGGCCGCCAGTGAGTAGTGCAGGCGCAGTGCGTGCGGGCGGTGCGTTCGTTGAAATCTTCGCGAACGACTCCAAATTCCAGCAGGCGATGACGCGCGTCACGAACAAGATTCGTGCTGTCAGCCAGACGATGCAGCGGATCGGGACGGGTATGTCGCTCGCCGGGGCCGGGCTCGGTGCGCCGCTGGTGCTGGCCGGCCGCCAGGCGGCAGGGTTCGAGGATGCCGTCCTGGGGATGCGGGCGGCGGCCAACCTTTCGGCGGATCAAGTGGCGGCCCTCAACGCCGAGGCCAAGAAGCTGGGCGATGAAATGGGCATCTCGCCCACCAAGATCGCCAACTCGTTCCTGGCGCTCGCCAAGGCCGGCGTGACGGTCGAGGACGTCCTTGGCGGGGCGGGCCGCGCGGCGGTGGAGTTTGCCAAGGTTGGCGGGGTCGAAGTGACACGGGCCGCCGACTTCATGTTCTCGGCCATGAACATCTTCGGAGCGTCGGCCAACGAGGCCGTCGATACGCTCGTGGCGGCCGCCAATGCCAGCCCGGCGTCGATTGAAACGCTGGTTGAATCGTTCTCTCAGGTGGGTTCCGCTGGAGCCAACTTCGGCCAGAGCATCTTTGACGTATCGCAATCGCTGGCCGTGCTGGCGCGAGCCGGGATCGTGGGCGAGGAAGCCGGCACGGCGGTCAAGACGATGCTCACCAAGCTCGTCGCGCCGACCGATGACGCCCAGGAAGCGCTCGCGACCCTCGGCCTGACGATGGCCGATTTCCGCGACCAAGCTGGCAACGTCTTGCCGATGCAGCAGATTGCCGGCGTGTTCCAGCAGGCTCTCGGCAAGATGGGTGGCGACCCGGCCGCCATCATGGAGTCGCAGCGGGCGCTCGTAGACGTGTTCGAGCAACGCGGCATCAAGGTGATGACGGCTTTCGCCAATGCCGGCGTCGAAGGCTTCCAGGCGGTCGCGGACGAAATGACATCGGCCCTGCCCGTGTCTGAGCAGTTCCGAATAATGATGAGCGGCATCAGCGGCAATCTCGAAAAGCTCAACTCCAGCGTCGAGCGCATGTCGATCGCGTTCGGTGAGGCCGTGGCCGGCCCGATGAACGACGCCGTAACCATGCTGCGCGAACTCATGGCGATCGTGCGGCAGTTGACCGAGGATTTCCCTGCCATCGCCCAGGCGGCCGCAGGGATCGCGGTCGGCATGGTGGCGGTCGGGGCGGCCACGCTGGCCGCGGCCCTCGCGATGCGCGCGTTTGCCGGCGTCAGTATGGTGGTGCAGGCGCTTTCGGGGCCGAAGGGCTGGATCGGCCTGGCAATCGTGGGCCTGGGCGGTTTGGCGGCCTACCTCACTGGCACGTTTGATGACGTGGCAGCATCTATCCAGAAGGCCAGGGAGGAAGCGGATGCGCTGAAGGGCGGCGTGGTGCCGCCGCCAAAAAACAACGTCAACCCGGCCGCCGACCGACCGCCGCTCGACCCGGAGGTTCTCGCGCGGAAGCAGGCGGCCGAGCAGCTCGCCCAGGAAGACCTGGCGTTCGAGGAAGCCCAGCAGAAGGCCATCGTCACGATCCAAGAGATGAGCAACTCGGTCGTGGGCGAGCTCGATAAGGCCATGAAGGACTTGAGCGACAAGCTCGAAGGCAACATCGGCAACCTGGGCGAGTCGGCCTTCAACGCTGCCGCCAATATGCAGGGCGACCTGCGCGAAGTGATCCGGCAAATCGAGGCCGGCATCCTCAACCCCGAGGGTGCCAAGGTGCTCGCGGAGCGGATCAAGGCGCAGTTCGAGGCCGACATGGATGCGCTCAAGAAGGCCAACGAGGTGAAGGCCCGTGAGTTTGGGCCGTCGATGGGCGGATTCGGCAGCGGAGCCGGCATGGGGATCGGGCCGCAGCTCGCCGCCGCCATCAAGGAGTTTGCTGGCATCGAGCTGAAGCGGCCCGTAGCCGACGTGGGGCAGAGGAAGGCCGACGCGATGAACGGCCTCGCGGCCGCCGCGGCCGGCGGCGCTCCCAATGCCGTCCTGTCCACGTCGCTGGATCGGCTGCTCGCGCAAATCACCAAGCAAACGAATGCCGTGAGCGAGCAGACTCCCATCCTGCAAAAGATCGCCGCCGGAGTCGCTAACGGAGGGCTGGTGTTCGCATGAGCATTGTTGTCTACGAGATGCTCGACTCCATGAGCGGCTCCGTGTCGAACGACCTAGAGCAGGGCGAGACGCGGGAGGTGCGCCGCAGTTACGTCATCGGGCAGTGCGAAGGATTCAATGATGCCGTGGCGCAGATAGAGGCCTATGCTCCGCAGTACGTCACCGCGGACGGGGCGGGCATCTACTGGCGTCGGTCGCGGCTTGAAGTCAACGGAATCGGAAACAAGTATTTCCAAGTGGTCGCGACCTACGCCACGCTGGTGCCCAAGAGCGATGGAGGCGGCCCGCCCGGCACCAATCCCGTGCCAGGGGCTATCGCCTGGGACACGACCGGGCACACGGAGCACATAACGCAGTCTCTTGCGACGGCACGCTTCCCCGCAGGCGCGCCAGACTTCGAGGGTGCCATCAACGTGTCCGGCAACACGGTCGGCGGCCTCGATGTCGTGCGGCCGTGCCTGCGGTATTCCGAGACGTGGATTTTCCCGGCCAGCGTGGCGATTTCTCCAGCTTTTCTCGGCGCGGTGTATCAGCGCACCGGAACCGTCAACCTCAACACGTTCCGCGCCTTTCAGTCTGGGGAGGCTCTCTTTATGGGAGCCAGGGCATCGTGGCAGGGCGATCTTCCGTATGTGGCCGTCACGTTTGAGTTTGAAGCGCGGCCAAATGGAGATTGGTATTCAGAAGGTTTTGGGGAGGTCATCCCGCGTGAGGGCTGGCAATACATCTGGGTGCTGTACGAGACAGCTGCCAACAACGGCCGGCTCGTTCAGCGGCCGATTTACGCCTACAAGGAAACCGTCTACGAAAAGAAGGATTGGTCGGGGCTGCTCATCGGCAGCACTATCGGTGCGGCCCAACAAGGAGCCGCTGGCGCCCTGCCGAACGTAGCGGGCGCGGGAATCAACTGATGCCAGACCCGCGGCAACACGTCCGGCCTGGTCAAAAGCTGCAAATCGCGGCCCAGCAAATTAATTTCCTCAACGGGCTGATGCGGCAGGGAGGGGGATTTGGCTCGGGCGGCCTGTCGGGCTGGACGCAGGGCACGAACATCGTCCTGGCCCGCAACGACACCGGCGCCGATCTCGACAGGTTCGGCGTTTTAGAGATGACGGGCATCGTTATCGACCCGGAAAGCGGTGACACGGCACAGCGGCAGTTTTGGGAAATGCCGTGCCTTGTCGGCACCTCGCCTGACATTGCAGAGATCGACGGCGACCGTGTTTCGCGACCTCAGAAGATCGGCATAGCCCTGGAGCCGATCCCTGCGGGAAAAATCGGCCGCGTCATCGTTTCCGGGCCAGTTGTTTGCAAGCTGGACGTGCGCGACCAAGAGCACAGGTTTGCGCGTGCCATAGATGGTGACACGCAAAAGCTGGAGACGGCAGAGGAATCGGACTCGCCCGCGCAGATTCTGTGGAAGGCAGACGGATCAGACCCGTGGGCCGTAGTTGTCTTGGACGATGCAGGTCAGCGGTTTTTCTTTGGCAAGGCGACTTCTTCGGGGGCGCCTGGCGGAATGCCGATCACGGTTGACAGGTACGACGATGGGCCGTTGGAGGCCGCTGCTGGCGGCCAGTTGGATGCAAGTGTGATTCTGTATCCGATCAAGCAGGATTCGTGGGTGATTGTCTGGAACGCCCCAGACGGCAAGTGGTATGTGGTGGCGGCAGGATTGTATGACCCGTCTTGCCAGCCGCCCGTAATAGCGGGGCACGACCTTACGGCGATCGCTAACTACAGTCCAACCAAACTTCAGCTACTTGGGCACGACTACGGATGCTTGAAGTGGATTGACACCGAGGCCTGCCCCGCGGAGTCCCCGTGATGGCGAAGATGTTCGTTCGGAACGGCGCCGTTCCGCTTCGCGGCTCCGGCGCTGTCTTCTTCGGTGAAGAAGGGGACTCACGACCATGCAAGTGCTGCGCAACCGCATGCGCTGGCGAGCTGTCTATCGCGGTGTCGTTCTGCGGCATGACGGTGAATGAGAGCATTCCTATACCCGGAGTGCTGTTCTTTCCGGCCGGCTTCCAGGCGTTGCCGGACGGCTCGTACCTAATCCTGAGCGCGGAGATTTCCTGCACTCCCTGCGGCTGGGCCGTTTCCCTTGGCGTGTGCGCGTTCTGCGTCGCGACCGATCAAGCCGCGAGCGATGCGTTTACGGCGCTGGTCCCGTTCGCGGCCGCGCCTGAGCAGCCGCCCAACTTCTATTGCCCAGAGGCAGGGCCAGTGAACCTTGTCTGCTTCGGCGATCAGTTTGGAATTCCGTGCGTTACCGCCGCCGGCGCGGTTATCGGATGAACATTCTCACCGCCACCGCCGGCCGCGCCGAGATCGCCCGCGTATGGTGCTCGGCCGTGTCATCCACCCTGACCACGCCGCATGTGGCGACGGTGCTCTATAGCGGGGCAGACCCGCAGTGCTCCTGCGCCGCGCTCAAGGTGCCTGCTGTTAGCCAGGTAATTGGCATGACCATCGACCGGTACTGTGACGGCCCGGTGCGAATGTTTCTTGAGGAGGACATGGTGCCGGTGCGGCCGTGGAGTGTTGACGAGTACCCTGGTCGCCTGGTTGCGGCACAAGGCAACCACCACGGCCAGCCGTGGCCGGGCTTGACCATCATGCGGGACGCCGGTGAGCCTGCCGTGGCGATCGTGCCGCAGCGATTTGTGAGAGACGGCGGCTGCCCCGATTGGCTGCCTGTTGAGTTGTGCGAGCCCGCCATGCGAGCCAACGCCAAGGTTCTCGGCCGGCACTTCCTTCACTTGGACAAGATGTATCGCCCGGACGTGCCCGAGGCCGCCGCGAAGAACGAGCTGCTGGAGCTGCTGCGCCAGAGGCTTTCGGCGGGCGTTGGTCTTGGTGATTTAGTGGCGGAGCGCCTGGCCGCAATCGGTATTACGAAGTCTCGAATGCAGCGGGTAGCGGCGGCAATCGGGGTCAAGGACTGTGGCTGCTCTGGTCGCCAAGCCGCGCTCAATTCTTTGGGCCGCAAGTTAGGCATCGGTGTGCAGCCATCCGAGAAGTGATTGCGTGCTATCGCCCGTCAAAACGGGGTTGACGCCCATGCGGGGTATGGCATCTTGGCCGGTACAAGGAGGCTTTTGTGGCACGGAGGCGCCGCCGCCAGCGAGTCCGGCAAGTGTTCATCGGGGAACGCCGATGGCGGATACAGCACACGAAATGCCCGGCTGACCGGGATGGCGATTGCAACTGGGATTTGCGGCGGATTCGGGTGCATCACACGCTCGACGGTCGCGACCTCATGCGGGTGCTGATCCACGAAATCCTCCATGCCCGCCTGTGGGACATAGACGAGGCGGCGATTGACGAGGCTGGCGAAGTGCTGTCTGCCGTGCTCGATGCCGAGGGGTTCAAGCAGCCGGATGACCACGAGGAGGAATGATGCCCAAGCGGAAATCCCTGTCGGATTTGGTGTCGAGCCGGATTCCGAAGCGCGGCCCGCCCATCTGGGAAACGCACATCGACCCGGAGCTCAAGGCCGAGCTCGAAGCTGAGTTTGCCGCGTTCAGCCAGGGGCTCCGCGGCACGCCGAACGGGTTCGCCAACGCGATCACCGAGTCCTTGAACGAGCTGGGCGTGAACATCGGCATTCGTGGAGTCCAGGCATGGATGCGAAGAAGCGCAAAGGGTTAGCGGCCCGCGTCTCCGGCAAGCTGCCGGAGCCAAAGCCGCCGGCCGACGCCGAGCAAGTCACCAGGCGCACCGATGGCGATGCGCTGGAGGCGCGGAGCGTCTCGCGCACGATCCGCACGGTGGACGATCTGCTGCGGCACATTGAGGCCGACCTGTCGGTCTATGAAGTCGCGGCCAGCGAGGCGACCAAGTGGGAGTGTGCGTCGGTCGATCGTGCCACCGGCCAGCCGGTCGTGACCGAGCTGTTCCGGGTGTTCGTTCGACTCAGGCCGCGGCCGGGGCCGGGCGTGCGGGAATGCGTCGAGGCCATGATCGAGGCGGCCAAGGGCGAGATTGTGCGGCCGGCGAAGAAGAAGGCCAAGCCGCCGGCCGGCGACTCCTGGGCGGTGCTGGTCGTGGCCGATCCGCATTTCGGGAAATACTCGTGGCGGAAGACGGCGGGGGATGACTACGACCTCGACATTGCCGCCAGGCTCGTGGCGGATGCCTCGGCAGAGCTGCTCGACACGGCCACCCGCTACAAGCCGGGCCGGCTAACGGTGGCGATGCTGGGCGATGTCTACCACTACGACACGCCGAGCGGCACAACCACCAAGGGAACGCCACTGGAGCGGGACGGCCGCATTCAGAAGATGATCCAAGTGGGCACGGATTCCCTGCTGGCGCTCGTGGATGCTGCCGGCGACGTGGCGGCCACCGACACGCTCGTGTGCAACGGCAACCATGACGAAACCCTGACCTGGGCCTGGTTGCGAATCCTCACCGAGCGGTTTCGGGGTGACGCGAGGGTGACGGTCGAGCAGGAATACACGCCCCGCAAGTACCTCGCCCACGGCCGGAACCTGTTGGGGTTCTGCCACGGGCACAAGGCCAAACGCAAGCTGCCGCAACTCATGGCGATCGAGGCGGCGCGCGAGTGGGCACGGTGCCCCTATCGTGAGATTCACACCGGCCACCTTCACCACCAGGCGGCCGAGTGGAGCCGGCCGATCGAAACGCTGGACGGCGTGCTGGTTCGTATAGCGCCGGCGCTATGCCCGCCGGACGATTACCACGCGGTCGAGGGTTATGTGGGGAATCGGCAGGCGATGGAGTTGTTTATCTACGACCACGCGGGCGGGCTCACGGCGATGCACGTCGCCGGGCCGCGGATGAAGGCATGAGGCTGACCGACGAATACATCAAGGAGTGCGAGCGGCGAGCCAGGAAGTGGCAGGGCCAGTGGACGGGGACGTGCGGGGCGGTGGCGGCGGATTCCATGCGGTTGCAACTTGAGAGGAGAGAGCTGTTGAACACGATTGACGAGCTGGAGAGGGTCAACGCGGCATTGCGGGAGGCGGGCCTGCCGGCCGAGTTCCTGGCGAAGCACGGGCAAGTCACGTTCATCCCGGCCGAGACGCAGGAGCCGGCCAAGTTCGAGATTCAGCAAATCGGGGCGAGCATGACGCCCGACCAGCTGGAAGCCGTGTGGGGGCCGTACCGTGAAAAGCAGGCCGCGCTCCATGCCCGCATCCGTGGCGAGCTGCCGGCCGAGCCGATCAAGGTCGAGGAGTTCAAGGCCCGGCGGCCGGTGACGATCATCGGGCTGTGCGGCCCGGCGGGCTGCGGGAAGACCACGGTGGCCGGCATGGTCGAGGGCGGGGTTGTCATTCAGTTGGCCGACCCCCTCTATGCCGGCCTGTCGGTGATGCTGGGAGTGGACGAGTCCATCCTGCGGAACCGCGCTAGCAAGGAATCGCCGCTGCCGGGCCTCGGCCGGTCGCCGCGGCAACTGCTGCAAACCCTCGGAACTGAATGGGGGCGTGGGCACGTCGGTGAAGACGTGTGGCTGCGGATCGCCGGCCGGCGGATTGCTTCGCTCCAGGCGGCCGGGGCAACGGCGGTTGTGATTGCCGACGTGAGATTCCCAAACGAGGCGGAATGGATTCGCGCGCAGGGTGGCGAGGTCTGGCGGATCGTGCGGGAGCCTGCCACCCAGGCGTCGGCGCATGCCAGCGAGCAGGGCATTCCGCCGGAGTTGATCGACCGCACGATCGACAACACCGGCACGCCGGAGCAGACGCGCGGATTGGTGGCGGCGGCCGCCAAGGGCGGCTAGTGAACAGCCGTACAATAGAGGTAGGTGACTAATGGGACGTGCGCGCATAAACGAAACGCTTTTTCGCACGACGGCGCACGGCCGGGAGGCGCTCGCGCCGCCCAGCGAGGGCGGCACCCACGTCCACTACACGGGGATGAAGCGGGTCGGCCTTGGCTGCGTCACAAGCCGGCCGCCGGGCTCCCTGACTGACGAGGAATTTCTGGCGCTGCAGCACGGCCTGACACTGGCCGAAGTGCGGGCCGTACTAGCGGAGGCCCAGCGATGAGCATTGCGGTTGCAGCCACCCAAGTCGCGGATGCCGCGCCCGGCGGGGTGTTGTCGAAAATCTACTCGTTCATTGAGGCGGCGCAGACTTCCGCCGCCAACGGGCTGACGTGGGGCGAGTTCGGGGAGCTGCTGGTAGCGTTCCTGCGGCTCGCCATTTCGCTTTATGACGATATTTCGATCATGACGGGGGCGGAAAAGAAAGCCGCGGTCATGGCGGCCGCCGGCCGGCTTTTCGACGCCGTGGCCGACAAGTGCGTGCCGGTGGCCGCGTGGCCGCTATGGATGCTCGCTCGGCCCGCTATCCGTTCCCTGCTCGTGGCGGTGGCCGGCGGGGCGATCGAGCAACTCCTGCCTCTCGTGAGGGCCGCATGAATAACCTCCTGCTGATTGTGCTCGTGGCGTTCGCAGCCTACGCGATTGCCGGCCCGCAAATACTGGAGCAGTTGAAGAAGGCCGCCTGTCTGGTCGGCCAGCCGCAGATTGAGCGGCGGCACCTGGCCGCGGCGGCCGCGCTGGCGGCGGCCGCGGTGCTCTGGAACGCCGGCCGGGACGAGGCGGCGCCGACCCCGGCCCCCGGCCCGGCCCCCGGTGCGCTCGATCTCCGGGGCACGTTCGTCGGCCCCGATGCCAGTGCCGATGCCGCAACCACGGCGGCCTACCTCGATGAAGTGGCGGCCGAGCTTGAATGGGATGGGATGCAGCCCGATCCCTTTTTCAAGACGGGCGTGATGCTCGATGAGCTGCGAATTCGCGCCCGCGAGCTGCGGACGAAGGGGGTCAGCCTGGGCGAGAAGCACCCGCGAGCCCGCGAGGCGATCAAGAACTACCTCGACACGCACGCCGGCACGTCCGGCGGGCCGCTGACGCCGGAGCAGCGTTCGGCGTGGGTGTCGGCGTTCCGTGAAGTCGCGAGGGCTGCAGCCGATGCCGCACGGTAACGCTATCCGCCTGTTCGTGGTTGTGTTCCTCGTTGGCCTGGCGGCGATGCTCGTGTTCGAGCGGCGGCCGTCGATTGGGCCGGGCGACGGGGAATTCGGCTGGACGCCAAACCCGGCCGGCGTCGAGCGGTTCCTGGCCGAGCTGCCGCAGCCGATGTTCGCCCAGGCGGGAGCGGAAACCATCCGCGAGGCCCGCGGCGTCGATACGTTCCTGTATCGGTCGGCGGTGCGGGCGCACGTTGCCCGGTACGGGAAGCCGTGGGTCTGCGGCCGGCAGGGAATTGGGGACTGCGTTTCCTGGGGGTGGATGCACGGAATTTGGATCGCGCAAGCGGTCGATTGGGAAACGGGCCGGCTGGCCGAGCCACCGCTGATGCCCGATACGACCGCCATCTATGGCGGATCGCGCGTCGAAAGTCGCAATAAGCCGGGCGATGGTGCGAGCCCGGTGGGTGGGTGGTCGGACGGGAGCTATGGCGCAGCGGCGGCCCGTTGGGTGCGGGATTGGGGCGTGGTCTACCGCGAACCCTTCCCAGATTTGGGATACGACCTCACGAACTACTCGGCCGAGCGCGCGAAGCAATGGGGGGCGTATGGCGCGGGCGGCCAGGGCGACAAGGGCCGGCTCGACAAGCTCGCCAAGAAGCACCCGGCCGCGCACATCGCGATGGTCACGACCTGGGAGGAAGCCTGTTCCGCGATCGAGGCCGGGTTCCCGATCCCGGTTGCGAGCAACGTCGGATTTCAGTCCGTCACCGATGAACATGGGTACGCGGTCGCCGGCCCGACGTGGAATCACGAAATGCTGTTTTGCGCGGTGCGCTACCAGCGCAACGGGAGCCCCGAGGACGCGCTTCTGTGCCTGAACAGCTGGGGGCCAAAGTGGCTGACCTACAAGGGCAAGTTTCCAGCCGACCAACCCGATGGGTCGTTTTGGGTATCGCGAAAAACCGTCGAGCGGATGCTCGCACAGCGGGATAGTTTCGCCGTGGGCAGCGTCCAGGGGTTCGGGTGGCGGGAGCTCGACAACGGTGGATTCCTTCAGCCGGCACCGCCGGAGACTATCGCAGGGGAGGGACGATGATCGACCGGAAGACTGTGGCGGTGGTGGTCGTGGCGCTTGCGTGCGGCTACTGCGTGGCGAACTGGCAGACCAGCCAGGCGAACGATCGGCCGGTGCTGCGGTTCATCGCCAAGGCCGCGAAGGCTTTCCTGTGGGTCGCGCTCGTGGCCGAGCAGCCGCCCGAGGGGCCGCAGCCCGATCACCGGCTTGCCCATTCGGCCATCGGCGAGGACGGCTACCCGATCATCGACAACGCACGGGGGTGGTGAAATGGCCGCGTTCTATAAGTGGCTGATCTCGATGCTCGTGTGGTTGTCGGCCGACCCAGCGGCGATCGACGCCGAGCAGCCCAAGGCGGCGGCGGCCGTGGCGGCCGCGCGGGCGAGCATGGCGCGGGAGGCGGGGCCGACGCCGCCGGCGCCGGCTCCAACCGAATGCGATTGCGGCGCGACGTGCGTGCGGGGCATCTGGAAGCCGGACGGTCGCGTCGAGCAGAAATGCGGGTGCGGGTGCCCGCGGTGTGTCGCCGAGCGAGCCAAGGGAACGCAGCCATGCCCGGATGGAAAATGCCCCACGAGATAGCCGTCATGGCCGATGCCGCCCTGGAAAAACTCCAGCAGCACGTTCGCTACCAGCTCGGCCACAAGGCGAAGCTCGCCGCGCCGTGGCGTGTGGATGAGCTCACCCGGCTGACCGTCCGGCATTGGCCGCACAAGCACCTCGAAGCCGCGATGTCGGCCGGTGGCAAGAACCACAAGGCACTGGAACACGCGGTAACGCTTTGCCGGGCGCAGGTGCGGGAGCAATGGGAGGCGCGGCAGGGTGTTTCCCCGATGTACGACCTCGTGCTGACGCACACCACGGCCGCGATCGCCCACGTCATCCTCGAACTGTGGGCGTCGGATGATCGCTGGCGGGCGGGCCTGCGGGCGATGTCGCGCCGGCAGGCGCGGCCCTAGCGCACGATCCCGATGGCGGCGTCGGCCAGGTCGATGGCCGCGCGGCCGAAGCTGCGGAGCCGGCCGGGCTGGGGCGGGGGCACGGCTGCAGCCTGGGCGGGCGGGAGCGGGGCGGGAGCATATCCGGCCACCGTCGCCCGGTGGGCGGCGTCGATGGCGGCGAGCTGGAATCGGGCCTCGACCACGATCCCGGCGGCGGCGGCCAGGGTGGCGACCACGAGGATGGCGCGGAGCGTGTCGCGGATCATGTGCTGTGCCCAAGGTTGCATATAACGTCGGTGTCGTAGCAGTGATATGTCGTGCCTTTATCAAGCCGGAAAACGATCTCGTATTTCGGATCGGTTCCTCGCCATGCCCCATCCGTGCCATGCCGTAGTTCGCAGATGGATAAGATGATGCCGAAAGCGTTGCCAGACCCAGGCGCTATGTCGTTCTGGCCGCGGTCTACTTCGACGGCAATCCGATCCAGAAGTTTGTAGGGCGTCATGCGGGCACCCCGGCGAGCAGTTGGGCGGGGAACCCGGCGATAGGCGTCGCGGGGTCGGTCAGCCATTCGTAGGCCGCGCCGGTCGGGTGGCGGCTGGGCGGGAGCACGGATTGCGCGGCCCGGCCGCCGATCCGTATTTCGATAGCCTCGGCCTTGACGGCGGCGGCGGCCGGCATCCACGGCTCCCAACGGAATAGCCGGTGCTCGCCACGGGCCGACCGCCAGGTGGGCGTGGGTATGTCGAGCACCCCGAACGCGGCGAGCTGGTCGCGGCCTTCCGGCTCGTCATATTCAACGTCCACCACGCCGGAGGCGGGGCCGAGCAGGATGCCGACGTTCGAGCGGGCGGCGAGCCACTCCTTGACATATGTCAAGTCGTTGACGCTGCGGTGCTGCCAGGCGGCGCCGAGCGGGCGCTTTTCGCCACGGGCGAGCCGGACGAATCGGCAACCGGCGGCGGCGAGGGGGGCGAGGGTGTTCATGGTGGCGGGTTCCTTGGTGGTGGTGGTTCAGTCGCCGGAATAGCACGGGCCTTCGGTCTGGCCGTGCCGGCCGAGTTCCTCGGCCTTGGCGACCCTCCAGCCGATGCCGAGTGCATCACTGTCGCGGATGCTGCCAACCGTCTCGAACTGGCCGCCCATGACAACGACGTGCCAGCGGCCGAACTGGTCGGTCGTGTGGTCGGCCACCTGGCCGATGCGGATGGTGAAGCCATCGAGCGCCACGACCTTCGTCCCGATGGGATACAGCCCGTTGGGGCCGGGCAGGGGCGTGCCCTGCCCGATGAATCGGTCGGCGCGCAGCACGGGGGCCATGCTGTACCGTCCCTCGGGGTAGCAGATTTCCGTGCCGTCTTCGATCTTGATGCCACGGCGGCAAAGCTGGCCGCAGTCCCCGCGGAGCATTACTTGCTTGCGGGTTCGGGAAACGACTGTGTAGCGGAAAACCGTGTCGTGGTCGCAAGATGACCGGCAGAAATAGATATGGCCTGGGTTGAACGTGTTCATGGTGTGGGTTCCTGGGGTGGTGGTGGGTTAGATGCAGCCGGCGGAAACAAGCGACTCCTCCAGGCTCGCGGCCGGCAGGCGGGCGAGCATCTTCCTGGCCACGGCCGGAGCGACTCCGAGCAGCGGCAGCGTGGCGGCAACCTCGTGGCGGATGCGGCCAACGTCGTGCACCGAAGGCGGCCATCCGCAGTCGGCGTAGGTGTCGAGAATCAGAAACTCCTCGGGGAGCTCCGCGTTGGCGATCAAGGCGTCGGCCACCGGGCGAGTGAGGCGGTGGCATCCAGCGATCCCGATAAGGCTGATGGTCGCCTCCTCGGGCGGGCAGGCTTCGAGGATGATCGCGTCGGGGTCGGCGGCGAGAATCTCGGCGGTCGTGCGGGTGTCGTTCATTTCTCAATCTCCTGGGGTGTGGCCGGTGATGTCCGGCGGGTAATGGATACTATCCTATCGGCGACAAGTGGGCAAGGGCTGAAGTTTGCTTGGCGGGTGGGGGCTCCTTTTTAGTTGCCGTGTTTGCCGCCACGAGGGCGGCCGAGTGGCGGGATCGTTTCGGCGTAGGCTTCCGCCGCGGAGCGGAGCACAAACGTCTGGCCGTCGATTTCGACGCCGGCAACGTGGCCGCCTTGGACGAGTCGCCTCATCCAGCCGCGCGACACGTTCGCCAGCTTGGCGGCGTTGCCAACGGTCATGTATTTGTCGGGGTCGATTTTGGGTGCCATGGGAGACATTATCCCCGGTCGGGAATAAGTGTCAACCTCGGCGGGCGTGCGTGCGTTCATGGTGCGGGCGTGCGTGAGAGGTCTTGGTGGAGCCGGGCAGCGGCGGCCTGGCACTCTGCCAGCGTGCGGAATAGGCCTGGGCTGGCCGGCGTGAGGCTGGCGCCGATCGTGATGTAGTAGGGGTAGAGCGCTGTGCCGTGGCCGCAATGGCGCACGATGATCCGCGGCATATCCGGCCGCGTCCACGTTAGGCTCCGGCCCCACGGGCCACGGTGGCCGATCCATTTGGCCGGCGGGGGCGTGGGCGGGCCTTTGTCGAATAGGTCAAGCTGCGGGGCGGGCGTGGGCATGGGTGGCGTTCTCCTTTGGGGTTGGCGTGCGTGGGGCTACTGGTCGAGCAGTTCGGCCAGGGCGGCGGCCTCGGCCTCCAGGGCGGCGTGCACGCGAGCGGCGTGCGTGGTGTCCCGCCGGCCGCCCCGGCGGCGGCGTTCGAGCTCGTCGGCGCAGTAGCAGATTTCGTCGGCGTAGTAGCCGGCCTTCGGCCCGTCCGGCATGGCGGCCAGGGCGGCGCGGGCGTCTGAGATTGTGAAGTGCAATTCCGAGTCGCTCATCCTCCGGCAGCGGCGGGGGTAGGCGGCGTGGTCGATCTGCTGGACGGCGTAGGCGGGCATTGGCTGGGTTCTCCGGGTTGTTGGCGGGCGTGCGTGCGTGGCGGAAGTCGCCACGTCGGCCCCGGTGCCGCCGGCCTCGGGCGCCGGCGGGGGCGGGGGCGGCGTGGGCTATCGGCGGCCGGCGAGCCAGGCGGCGAGCCGGGCGAGCAGGCCGCGCCGCCTGCGGCGGGCGGGCTGGCCGGCGATTTCGAGGTAGGCGTATCCGGCGCGGATCGGGCGGCGGTCGGTGGGCGTGGTGGTCATGGTGTCGGGCTCCTGGCGTGGTGGCGGGCGTGGTCGGCGGTTGTCGCCGGCATCCCCCTGGCCGGCCGCGGCGGTGGCCGTGGCCGGCGTGGGGGCGGCCGGGTCAGCGGGCGTATTCGGCCGTGTTGTCGATCATGTCGAGCACGGCGGCGGCGATGTCGGCGGCCGCCTGGCCGGCGTCGTAGTCGTGGGGCTCGAAGTAGACGCGGGCCTCGTGCACCGGCCGGCGGCCGCGGGTCGGGTCGAGGTCAACCGCGACACGCACGGCCCCGGCCGGGATCGTGGGGTGAGCCCGGCAGGGGAGGTCAGCGAAGTAGACGCGCACGCTGGGCCGATACTGGCCGTCGGCGCTCTGGCTGTTGTATTGCCGGTGCGGGGCGTGGCCGTCTTCGATCTGCGCGAGGACTGAATCAGCGGCGTACCTCACGGCGGCGGCGTATTCGGTGGCGGGCGTGGTGGTGGTCATGGTGTCGAGCTCCTGGGGGTGATGGTCAACGGGTCGGCGGCGCCGGCCCCGTCCATCCCGGCGGCGTGCCGGGAGGGGCGGGGGCGGCCCCGGCTCACGCGGTCGCGAGCTCCTCGGCCGGCGTCGGCCAGTTGGCAAGGGCGATCCCGGCCACGGGCCGGAAGCCGTGCCGCTCGAACCGCGCCACGTCGGCGGGGTCGTTGGCGTTCACGATCGCGCGCCGGCCGTCTTCGTGCTGGTAGCCGTGGCCGGCGTGGCGGGGGTGGCCGGCGGCCAGGTAGCGAGCCCCGGCGGCGAGCCACGGCCGGCCGTCAGCCTCGGCGGCGGCCAGTTCGGCCGGCACCGGGGAAGCGGTGCGGAACCAGACGGCGCGGGCGTCGGCGGCCGCGATGGCGGCGAGCCGGGCGGCCTCCTTCCGGGTCTGCCGGCGGGGCGTGGCGGCCGCCCGGCGGCGGCGGGCCGGCACCGGGCCGGCGTAGGCGCCGGCCTCCTCGGCCTCGGCTCGCAGCATCCGGGCCAGCGTGCTATCCCGCCGGCCGTGCCGGGCCTCGGCGGCGCAGACCACGCCCCAAAGCTGCACGTCTCCGGTCGTGCTGCCGTCTGCGTCGATCAACTCGACGGCGACCCGGCGGCGTGGGCACCGCGTGCCGCAAAGGTCGCAGTAGCCGGGCTCGTCGGTGATGCCAAGCGTCTTGAATCGGCGAGGGTTCATGGTTTCGGGCTCCTGGGTTGGGCGGCCATCGTGGCCGCGTTTCTCTAGTTGTATCCTATCGGCAACAAGCCGGCAGGGGGGGAGGGAAAATTCCGGGGCGGGGGCGTCAATCCTCGACGGTGGCCGCGGCCACAATCGCGCCCGCGGACAGTGCGGGCCAGCGGGGATGGCAGAAGAAGACTTGTACGATGCCGGCGATCGCGGCGGCCGCGGCCGGGCTCGGTAGGTGGGGGGCGTCGATCGCGGGCGTGTCTTCGCTCCAATCGCCTACCGTGTCTCCGGTGTCGTGCCAGGCATAGCCGTCCTCGGCCTCGATTTGGACGGGGGCGGCGGGGTCGCTCCAGTCGGCGCGAATTCGAAACTCGATGCCGCGGACGGTGGCGGCGATGGTTTGGCGGGTCATGGTTTCGGGCTCCTCGTGGTGGTGGGTCGCGGTGGCCGGCGGTCTGCCGGGCCGGCCCGGTTTCCCCTGCCCGGCGGGCGGCAGGGGTGGCCGGGGCGGCCGGGCTCAGGCGGCGACGGGATCGGCCTCGGTGGCTTCGGGCTCCTCGTCGCCAACCTGGGCGCCGCCCGGCTGCAGCGAGTGCAAGTAGGCGGCGGCACGGCTGGCCGCGCTGGCGGCGGTGAAAATGGCGCGCTTGTCGGCCTTCATCACGCGGAGCCACGACGCCAGGTAGGCGGCGTGATCGTCGCGGGGCTGGGGCTCGAATCCGAGATCGGCCGCGAGGAACGCGGCCGCGAGTTCGGCTACCAGCTCCTCGGCGGCGTAAGCCTCGGAACCGAATCGGCCGGAGAAGTCACGAGCCAGGCGGGCGGCCGCGCCCGTCCAGTGGGCGAGTTCGTGCGTCAGCGTGCCGGCGTGCGCCTCGGGGCTCTCGAACGTGGTTGCGGGGGGCATCTGCACGAAGTCGCCACTAGGGGAGTAGTAGGCGCGGGCGCCGCCTTCGCGGATGTCGGCGCCGGTGTGCCGGGCGAAGTCGAGCACGGCCGGCAGCGGGTCAACCGGAACGGCCGGCACGGTGGCCGGCTGGTAGTAGTGGGCGGGCAGGCCGTCACACTGCGCGGCGTTGAAGACGGCATAGGTTTTCAGGAACGGTATACGCTGCTTCGAGACCGTGCCATCGGGGCCGGTTTCGCGCTTCTCGAACGTGGACGCAAACACGACGTGCGTGCACCGCTCACCCTTGCGGACGGTGCCGCCCGCGTCGCGGGCCTGGTTGAAGGTGAGCCAGTAGGGGTTCCCGTAGCCGTGGGCCTCGGCGGCCATCCAGAGCCAGAGGATATTCACGCCCTGGTAAGGCGTGCCGTTGTGCCGCAGCGGGCGGGAGACGGGGCCGGCGGCGTGGCCGGCTGCCCACGGCTGGCGCCACGGGGGAAGCTGGCCGGATTCGAGCCGGGCGACGATCGCGTCGGTAACCGTCTGGTAGACGTCGGGGCGGGCGGCGGTGGTGGTCTTCTTGGCGGGCATGGTTGGGGCTCCTTCTGAGGTTGTGCGGCCATCGTGGCCGCGTTGGGGTAGTTGTATCCGATCGGCAACAAAGGGGCAAGGGGGTCAATCAAAAATTCCGCAGGGCGGCGCGGGCCGCTCGAATCTTGGCGGCGGCGCGGCCGCGCTGGTAGCAGAGCTGGCGTGCGCAGTAGGCGCCGCAGTCGCGGAAGCCAAGCCAGGCCAGCGGGCCGCCCGCGTTGGCGATGGCGCGGCGCTTGTCCTGCAACCGGGCGGCCGTGTCGCGAAACTCGGCCAGGCTGCGGACGGCGGCCGCGTGGCGGGCGGCGTGCATCTCCAACCGGCGCACGAGGTCGCGAGCCTCGGCGCGAGTGTCGAGCGTGGCGACGGTCGCGCGGCGGCCGTCGGCGTCTAGGCTTTCAACGTCGAACCATACCCCCTCGCGGCGGTCGCGGTGGCGGATGATTCGGTAGGCGGTGGCGGGGGTGGGCATGGTCAAGGCTCCGGGGTCAATCGTCGGCGGCCGGTTTCCCGCGGCCGTGTCGGGTTGTATGGGGGGCGTGCGTTGTCAATCGTCAAACATTGGAAGCACGGGCGCCCGGCGGGCGGGCGCGGCGGGCGTGAACCGGGGCGCGTCGGTCGCGCCGTGGTCGCTCACGCGACGGACGAAAAATTCGGCCGTCCACCAATCGTCCGAATAGCGGCCGCCGGCCGCGTCGGCGGCCGCGGCCAAGTCGCCAGCGGCCATGAATTCAAAAGCACGGCGGGCGGCCGGGCGGGCGGCCGATAGTTCGGCGGCCAGGCGAGCGAATTGGGCGAGCGTCATTTTCGCGGGCTCCGTTGGTGGATTGTGGGCGATAGGGGATAAGTCTAGAAAGGTGCGGCCTCACGGCGCGGCCGGCCGGCGGTCGGGTGGCGGGTGAAAAATGCGACGTCGGCGGATGACACGAGCCAATTCCGGCCGGCCTTCCGGCCGCGGATGCGGCCGGCCTTCACGAGTTGGCGCAGCCATTGTTCGGTAATGTCGGCGGCCGCGGCCGCGGCCACGAGCGGAACCATGTCGGCGGAATCGTCTGCGGGCGCGGCGGCCGCGGCGGCGCGGTCAATGATCTCGGCCATGAGTTCATCGGCCGGCCGGAGCCCGGCGGCGCCGGCGGCCAGCTCGTCATACAACTCGTCGGCGGTGAGGCCGCGATCCGCGGCCACGACGTCGAGCCCGGCGATATAGGTAGCGTCACCGCCCGCGAACGCGGCCCGGTGCCGGCCCTTGAACCGGCCCGCGTGAGCGTCACCGGACTGGCCGCGGGCGGCGTCGCGCCGGAACGCTGCGACCCGCTCGACTTCCTGCGATTCGAGTTGGCGAGCCTCACGATACAACGCCAGCACGGCCGACCATTCCAGGCCGAGCTCAGCCGCGCGCCGCTTGTGTTCGTTCGTGTTCATGCTGGCATTGTAACCGATCGGCCACAACGGGTCAAGGGGGTGAGTCGGAAATTTTTTTCCGCCTACACTTCTGGCCGGCCGGCCACAATGGACACTTGGTAACGTGAGAATCCGGCGCCCCGTCGCGGGGCGGTAAGGGTATTTCGATAGACGCCTGGCCGGCCTCACCGCCTCACCGCCTCACCGCCTCACCGCTGGCCGGGCTCCGGGCTCCGGGCTCCGGGTGACGGGTGACGGGTGACGGGTGACGGGTGACGGGTGACGGGTGACGGGTGACGGGTGACGGGTGACGGGTGACGG